AATATATGTCAAGCAAATGTAAACAACATTGACACTCGGCAACGGGAGTTCAGTATCACATATTAGATTTTAATTTAGTGATTTCTCACTACATACATTATACCACAACGACTATTTCATTGCAATACTTTTCATTAGATTTAATACTATATTTTTTATTTTTGTGTTTTCATAATAAACATTGCCAAGTTTAAAATTTTTTATAAATACTTTCCAACAGTTATAATCTTTGGCAATAGATAAAAACATTGTATTCGGTTTATGGTCTTCTGTAGTTGTTGCAAATTGCATACCGTTTTGAATAAAATCATAACTAACAAAAATTTTACCTATACTATAATCAAACCAAACACCATAAATTTGATTACAGTATATAAAAGAAAAAGTAAATTTGCTTGTTCCTGATTTCTTTTCAATAAAATCTTTATTCATATTTTCAGAAAATTCATTATCAATAATATATTTACCAAAATTAGTTTTTTCAATTAATTTTCCAAAAGGTGTTTTTCTTTTAACTTCTCTATATTCAAGATTCTTCATATATTGCATAACAATTAATCCGTCGTGATATCTTTTAATTTCACTATTATAAGGAATAGTTATGTTAAAATATATAAAATAAGGATTAAGTAAATTAACTGAATTAGCTAACATAAATATTTTTACATCTCGTAAACGTCCAACAGATTCAATAATTGATAAAAAGTTATTTTCTACTTCGTTTTGTAAATAATGTTGTGCGTTACCTTCAATAATAAATTCATCAAAAATAATGTATTTAACTTTAGGAAAATTTGAAGATTTGATTGATTGTGCTTGTGTAAGAGTTAGAGCATAACCACATAATTTATCATCAATATAAAATTTATTACTTTTTGTTTTTAGTTCATGTTCTTTAAATTTATTTTCTTTTATTAATCCTTCAAAAAATTTAGGAACAGATTCTTTTAAATCTGATTTAAAACGTCTTAAATAGATAAATTCATATCCTTTTTTAATAAATTGATTTACACAAAATTCAGAACATGAAAAGGTTTTTCCACAACCTCTTTCGCCAATCAATATATTAAGGAGGGCATTATATGATAATATTTTATGAATATCAAAATACATATTTGCACCTCCTTTAAAATGTGAAAATAATTTATTTTATGTCTTGATACCACTCAACAATTTTATTAGAAAGCTCTTCACTTTGGTACACTAATAAAATAAACATAAATTAAATAAATTAATTCACTTAATTAATTATAACAAATTAATAAAAATAAGTCAATATAATATATAAAATTATAAATTAAAAAAATTTTTTAAAAATTTTTTAAAAAACTATTGCAATTATTTTTAGAAGGTGTATAATTATAAGTGAGGTGAGAGGAATATGAAAATAATAGATTTATTAAATAAGATAGCAAATGGTGAAATAAATGAAGATATTGAAATAGAATACCAAAACGGTTATAATTTTGAGTATTGCAATATAAGAAACTTTTTTGATAGATATATAGTAGACAAAGAAAATCTTAATCAAGAAATAAAATTAGTAAAAAGCCTAGAAGAAGAAAAGAAAATACCTGAAAAATTGTCAACTTGGTTTAGTTTAGAAAAAGATTGTGAAAACGACAATATACAATATGCAAATAATAATTTTAAAACAATGTATGAAAAAATAAATGAAATTTGTGATTATCTTAAAAGCAAAGGAGAGTGCTAATAATGAATAATGAAAATAAATATCAATTTATAAATAATTTACCAAAAGAATATCATAGGATATTTTGGGATATTATGATTAGTGCTGAAAGTAATAAAGAATTAGGTGTTAGATTTCATAAATCAGAATGTAAATTAATTATGAGATATTTATATAAGAAAGAACAAGAAATAGAACGATTAAAAGCTTATAATGATTTATATAAAGATTTATTAAAACAAAGTGAAGATAATATTAAGCAACTTATTAAAATATTACATATTTATAAATCAAGATTTAAGAAAGCAATAGAATATATAATGACAGAACTAATAACTGAATGGGATATTAAAAATGATGGTTGTGTTAGTGGTAGTGATTTACCAGCAGATGCAATAACACCAATATTAAATATATTAAATGGAAGTGATGAAGAATGATAGATAAAGCAAAAGATATAGACAATATTTTATGTAGAGAATTAGCACCTGATAGATATTGTTATATACATAATTTTATAGTTGAAAAAGACAAAGAAATAGAGCGATTAAATAATATTATAAATGAATTAGAAAAATACACAATAGAAAATATTGAAGTTTTAGAAAATAGATTAAATAGTCCATTTTGTAATTTTGAAAAAGCAACAAAAGAATTATCTATATTTCAAAACTATTTAGATAAACTAAAAGAATTAAAGGAGAGTGTTAATAATGAACAAAGAAATCTATGAAAAAATATTATTTGTAGATAAAATTTTAAATGCAACTATTAATCCAAGAAGTTATAGATATTTTAGAGATATTAAAAAATATATACTTGAATGCGATGAAAAAGTGGAAAAAACAACAAACTACTATTTAAAAACACTTTCTAAAAATGGAAGTATGTCAGATGAAGCAGTAGAAATGTATAATTTATTGGAGGGGAATAAATGAAAGCAAATAAATTTAATAAATTAATAAAAGAAAATAAAGACAATTTACAAAAAATAATATACATGCACTGTGAGAACAAAATATTTTTAACAAAAAAGCAGTTAGACGAAGTTATAAAGTTAAGAGGTGTAAAATGAAAAAATTTAGTTTAGGTGAAGTAAAAAAGACAGTATTGAAAATTAAAAAAGAATTATTATATAATGATAATGTAACAATAAAATTTATAGTAATAGATGAAGAATATATTGAAGTATTAATTTCAATAAAGGAAGTAGATTATACTGTAAAAAGAATTGATTTTGTAGGATTATTTGATTTAGTTAGTTTAAAAGAGTGGATTGAACTTGAAATTAGTAGCGAACTAAAATCAATGTTAAATTCTTATATTTATAGAAAGTAGGTGATAATATGGCATGTGGTAAAGGCAAAAAGAAAAAATAAAAAATAGCAACTTATAGGTTGCTACGGAAATAAGAGTAAAACCCCTTTAAAACTCACCACTCTTATTTCCATAGGAGCTTATAAGCTCATGGGAGGTGATAAAAATGATTAGATTAATTGATGAAATTTTTGAAATTCTTGAAAATGAAGGATTACAGGAAAAATACAAGGATATTTATGAAGTTATTAGTAAAATGAAAAAATCAAGAGAATTAGATGAAGAATCAAACAAACTAAACAAAGAAATTAATGAATATTTACAAAATAACGAAAAAAAATAATTTAGAAAAGGAAAGAGGAAAGATTTATGGAAAATGAAAAAAGTTTAATGATTAATGATATTAATAATTTAACAATAGGAGGAAATGCTAAAGTTGATACTTTTACAACTTTACAAGATAAAAAACAAATATTTAATTTAGATTCAAAAGTTGATTTTAAGATTAATGATTGTGTAGGTAATACTATAGAAGTACACAATGTTCTTATAAAAAATATAGCAAAAAAGATGAGAAAACCAGAAGTTGACGAAAATGGTGAAATAGTAAAAGATATTGAAAATAAAAGAATTTGTATTTTAATAGATAATGAAGGAAAAAGTTATGTAACAGGATCTTCATCATTTACAATTCAATTTATTAAATATATTCAATTATTTGGTCTTGAAGAAATTGAATCAGAAAATGGATTATTAATAAGAATAGTAAATAAAGAAGTAAAAAATTCAAATAATAAAGCTTTAGGATTTGAATTAGTATAATGGTATATCAAAATATATTTGATAGTGATTATTTTTATGAATTTAAAGGTTATAAACTTTATTTTTCTTCATTATTTAATAAAGCGAGATTCATTGATAGAATTGAGCAATATATTTTTGATGAAAATATAAAGAATACAAATAAATATGGAATAAAAATTGACTTAACAAATTATTTAATATTAGTTTTATATAAAAAGATAGAAAAAAGAGGTTTTAGGGTATATAATTATAATGATGAATTAATAAAAAATTATGAATTTATTATTTAGGAGGATATATGAGGGATAGATTAATACGTTGGAAAATAGATGATTATAAAGAGCTTGAAAAAGCTGTTAATAGTTTTAATAGAAAAATTAAAAGACTTGAAAAACGAGGGAATATCCCTCTACCTAAAACTCTTGATTATGTAGAAACAAGAAAAGAAATAAAATCAAGAAAAGAATTAAATAGAATTATAAAGTCATTAGAAGATTTTAAGAAAAAAGATAGTGAAAAAATTATAAAATTAGAAAGTGGAGCAGAGTTAACTTCTTGGGAATACGGAGAAGTAAAACGTGCAAGAACTAGAGCTAAAAGAAGATTAATAAAAGAAGCTAATATAATTAAAATGAATAGAAATGTTCAGCTTGGTATGGGTGATGAAAGACTTTCACAAATAGAATCAGTTATTGAAAGTTTTGATAAATTAGAGAAGAAAAAAGGATTTGAATTAAAAAGAACTATTGCTTCTATATTTATACAAGGAAGTGTAGATGTTGAATTAAAACGTGCTGAAACGTTTAGAAAAAATTTCATGGAAAGTTTAAAAGAAGCAAGTTCTTTGGAAAATTATGATAAGTTAGTTTATAATTTAGATAAGATAAAAAATCCGATAGATTTTTATAATAAAGTTAGTAAATCACAAATTGCAATGGATTTTGGTGTTTGGTATAACGAAATATCAGAAGGTAGCGATAATATTAGTTATGGTGCTTTTGCTACTAGTCAAGATATGTTTAATCAAATGCTAAATGAATTAGATATAATGTGAAAAATTATAGTGCAGATTTTGAAACTTGTACTTGGTTAGATGACGAAACATATGTTTGGGCGTATGCAATTTGTGATATAGATGATACAGAAAATATTATAATAGGAAATAATATAACAGATTTTATAGAATTTTTAAAAAATAGCAGAAATTCAACATTTTGGTTTCATAATGAAAAATTTGACGGTGAATTTATTATATATTATTTATTAAAAAATGGTTATAAACATTTAAAAGATAATGAAAAACCTATAAATAGAAGTTTTCAAACATTAATAACTAATATGGGAATATTTTATTCTATAACAATATATTTTGAAGTAGGAAATAAACAAGTTAAGAAAGCAACAATATATGATTCATTAAAAGTAATAGGTTTATCTGTAGAAGATACAGCAAAAGCTTATAATCTACCTATTTCAAAATTAAAAATTGATTATAACGCATATAGGAAAAAAGGACATATATTAACTACTGAAGAAAGAGAATATATTAAAAATGACGTTAAAATTGTTGCTATTGTATTAAAGCAATTTTTTAAAGAAGGTTTAACACATATGACAGCAGCTTCTAACGCTTTACATGATTATAAGGATATAATGGGAATATATACTTTTGAAAGTTTATTTCCTGAATTAAATCCTATATTAGACGCAGATCTTAGAAAAGCATACAAAGGAGGATTTACTTATTTAAATCCGATATATAAAGATAAAGAAATAAAAAATATAAATGTTTTAGATGTAAACAGCCTTTATCCTAGTGTAATGTATTTTGAAACGTTACCGTTTGGTGAACCTATATTTTTTGAGGGTGAATATAAGGAAGATAAAGCTTATCCTTTATATATAGTAAGAATAACATGTTCTTTTGAAGTTAAGAAAAATTTTATCCCTACAATACAAATAAAAAATTCAAGAGATTTTATAGAAAATGAATATTTGACAACGTCATACGGTGAAATAGTAGCTTTAACACTTACTAATATTGATCTAGAATTATTTTTAAAACATTATGAAGTTTATGATTTAAAATATATATGTGGTTGGAAATTTAGAGGTAAAAAAGGTATGTTTAAAGATTATATTGATAAATGGATAGCAAAGAAAAATGAAGGAACAATTACAAAAAATAAAGGTAAAAGAACTATTGCTAAAAAACAACTTAACTCATTATACGGTAAATTTGCAACAACATTAAAAGCACAACAAAAATCACCGTATTTAGAAGATGACATAGTAAAATATAAAATAGAAGATGAAGAAGAAAAGAAAGGTGTTTATCTTCCTGTAGGTGCTTTTATAACAGCATATGCAAGAAGAAAAACAATAACAACTTCACAGATAATAAAAGAATATAGTATAAATAAATATGGGTATGACGCCTATATTTATAGTGATACAGATTCAATTCACACAACTTTATCTATAGAAGAATTAGAGAAAGTTTGTGATATTGATGATGTAAAACTGGGATTTTGGGCAAATGAAGAATTTTGTGAACGTGGGAAATATATAAGACAAAAATGTTATATTCATGAAGTAGATTCAAGTAAAAATATGATTTTAAAAACAAAATATTTAAAAATAAATGTAATACCGTTAAAAGATTATAAAAGCGTTAAGTTTATTTATTTTTTAAAAAGTTTTAAAGGTGAAATATGTATAAAGAATAATATTATAGTTGATAGAGTTTTAGAAGTAACGATTGCAGGTATGCCTTCAAAATTACATAAAAACGTAACATGGGAAAATTTTAAAGAAGGTTTTACATGTGGTGGAAAACTAACTTTTAAACATGTTAAAGGTGGCGTTAAATTAGTTGAAACAGAATACACAATAAAATATGATAAGAAGAAAGATTTATTTAAGGTGAAAAATTTATGAAAATAAAGAACGAGAAAAAATTTAATAATTATATTATAAAAAGAGATAATGCTTATCAAAATGAAATAGTAAAATGTAAATGTGGACATAGTTTATTTTTACCTTATATAGAACCTGTAAAAATTTGTTCTTTTTGTGGAAATATTGTTTATAAAAATAAAAAAACAGAATTTATATATAAATTAAGTAATAAAAGATTTTCATTAAATGAGGATTAAAATATAAGAAAAATTAATAATTGCAAAATACTTCTTTTTATTATAAAATATTAATAGAAAGGAGTGTTGTTATGAAACAATTTATTACAAATGGATTGAGCTTTATTATAACCACTTTAACATATTTCTTAGGTGGTTTTGATTTAGCTTTAAAAAGCCTATTAATAGTAATGATTATTGATTATATCACAGGTATATCTAGTGCTATATACAATAAAAAATTAAGTAGTAAAATTGGATTAAAAGGAATTATTAAAAAATTCTCATATTTACTAGTAATTGGACTATCTGTTGTAATAGATAATTTAACAGGACAAAATGGTATTATTAGAAGTTTAGTAATTTATTGTTTTGTTGCAAATGACGGATTATCTATTATAGAAAATATATCAGAACTTGACATAAAATTACCTAAAAAATTAATAGACTCACTAGAACAAATAAAAAAGAAAGGGGAATAATTATGAAAGTTTTTACTTCTGAAGAATTTATAAGTAAATTAAAACATATTGTAAACTTACCTACGATATATTATAGTGTTAGTGGTGGAGATTGGAGTAAGTGGAACGGTAAAAGTTGGAACTTCGATTGTGTAAACTTAATTAAATCAGTACTTTGGGGCTGGTGTGAAAATAAAAATGCTTCTCATGGTGGAGCTAATTATTTATCAAATGATGTTCCAGATGTTAATGCTGACGGATTAATTACTAAATGTTATGATATATCAAATGATTTTAAAAATATTAAACATGGTGAAATACTTTGGACGAACGGACATGTGGGAGTTTATATAGGAAATAGAAAAGTTATTGAAGCAACAGCTGCATGGGAAGGTAAAGTTGTATATTCTGATATTGGACTAGACGGAAGAAGATCAAGAAATGGTGTAAACTCTGGATATTGGAAAAAACATGGTAAACTACCATATATAGAATATATTGAAAATAAAAAAGAAAATAACAAAAGTTTAGATAAATATGTTAGTGAAGTATGGAACGGTGTTTATGGAAATGGTGAAGAACGTAAACAAAAATTAGGAAATATTTATAATGAAGTACAAAAAAGGGTAAATGAATATATTAAAATGTCTGAAGAAGTTATTGAGGGTAAACATGGAAACTATCCTGAAAGAAAAAATAAACTTGAAGCTTTGGGTTATAATTATGAATTAGTACAAAAAATAGTAGATGAAATAATAGGTATATGATAGCAGGACAAAGATTAATTGCAAGTGATAATAAAGAGGTTATGCTCTTTCCTTTACCTTATATGTATATAACTCAGGGTGAAAATGGTAGTTTTTCACATCAGGGTACACTTAATATTGACTTTATAGGTTGGGATTCTAACGGCAGAGTTTATAATGCTCCTATATATGCTCCTTGTTCTTGTAGTTGTGTATATGTAGGAAGTGGAGCAGAAAATGGAAGATATTTTCAAAGTAATGATATGGTACATTGTGCTGATGGACAACTTCATTATGTTACATTTTTGATTTATCATGATAATAATCCAATTGCAAACTTAGGTGATACTTTTACACAGGGTGATTTGATAGGACATACTGGTACAGCAGGGTATGTAACAGGAGACCATTTACACTTCAATACTGCATACGGTACATATCAAGGAATTGAAAGAGTTCCTCCTGATAATCAATCACAACTTGTAAATTCATCACATATATACGAAACTTGTTATGTTAATGATACAGTAATAGTAGATGGTTACGGTTACAACTGGATAGAATATACTGGACCGACACCACCTATCCCATCTGTAACTAAAAGAGGTAAATTTCCGTGGGTACTTTATGCTAGAAAATTAAGACAAAGAAAAATTTAAAAAATATTTGCAAAAAATTTAAATTTATGATAATATAGGAGGTGAATACATATGGACTTTAAAAGTGTAAGGGATTCAATAACTGAAAAACTAGGAAGTGAAAATTCAGGTGTGATTGCTGATGACTTCGCAAACATGATGACTTTGGAAAAAGAATTTAATGATAAGTATGAAAATCTTGAAAAAGAGAATCAGAAACTCAAAGAACATAATGAGAAGTTAATTAGTGCAAACGCAAATTTACTTATGAAAGTAGGATCTGAAGTCAAACCTCCAAAAGATGAAGAAGAAGTTGATGAAAAACCTTTTAATTTTGCAAGTGTATTTGACGAAAAGGGAAATTTCAAGAAATAGAAAGGAAAGTGATAGAAATGAACCCTAATGCAAGTTTAGTAACAGCTATTAACAAAGTTCGTGAATTAGTTGTTTCAGGTAACGCTAACTATCATCAATATTTGCCTATTGTAGATGAAAACACAGATATAGCAAATTGGGGAAGAACTTTATTAACAGCACCTACAAGTGTAACTAATGCGTTTATTTCAGTATTGGTAAATAAATTAGTTTATACTCGTTTTGAATCAAAATATTTTAGAAACCCTTTAAGAGATTTAGAGGGCGACGCAATGCCTCTTGGTTATGCAGGTGAAGAAATTTATGTAAATCCAGCAAAAGGGCGTGTTTACAATGTAAATGACTTTGCTGGATTATTACAAAAATATGAAGCTGACGTAAAAGTACAATACACAGAAGTTAACATGGATTTACAATATCCTGTAACATTTACAAGACATGATTTAAAGAAGGCTTTTAGAAGCTGGGAAGATTTAGACAGATTTATTCTTGAACTATCTAACTCACTTTATAATGGTGCTTTCATTAATGAATTTAAATTCACAAAAGGACTTGTTTCTTCTGCTTATAAAGCTAACAGAGTACAAGTTGAAGTTGTTGACGGTGTAAACTCTGAAGCTTACGCTAAGGCTTTTATTACAAAAGCAAGACAATTATATTTAGACATGCAACTTCCTTCAAGTAATTTTAATGCTTGGTCTAAAGTTGGTGGATATGGTAGAGCCGTAATGACATGGTCTAATCCAGAAGAGTTAGTTTTCTTAATTAGAAACGATTTAAGAGCATACATTGACGTTAATGTTTTAGCAAGTGCTTTTAATATTGATAAAACTACATTACTAGGTCAAATTAAACCTATTGATAACTTTGATATGTATGACGACGACGGAAATAAGATTTTCGACGGTAGTGCTATTATAGGATTTATAGCAGATAGAAGTTGGTTTAAAATACGTCCACAAGACATGTATTTAGACGAGTTCTATAACGCCAATAACCGTACATGGCAATACTACCTTAACGACACAAAAATGTATAATTATTCAATTTTCTCAAATGGTGTGTGCCTAGCCACAAGCGAAGCAGCTGTTGGAGTTGATACAATTAAATTTACAGAATCTACAGCTACAATTACAGGAACAGAAACTATCAATTTAAAATTAGATGTTGAACCTTTTGAAAGTAATGAAACAATAACATTTACTTCAAGTGCAACAGGTAAAGCTACAGTTGAAAAGATAGATAATAGAACAGTTGCTGTAACAGGAGTTGGAAACGGTAATGCAACAATTACAGCTACAGCTTCTACAAGTAGCAAAACAGCTACTTGCACTGTAACAGTTAGTGGAGTATCCTAACAATTAAGGGATAGGGATTAAGTCCCTTCCCTTTATTTTTTAATGAAAGGAGTGTTTTATGATAACACCTAACACAAATATTAGACTTTTAAAAACTCCAATGGAGTTAAATGACGCTAATACTTTAAGTTTTGAAAGTGAAACAACTAAATATAATTATTTTAATTCACTACCTAAAGTTGAACTAATTGGAGCAACTTATCAAAGAAAAGATGAAGTTTTAAGATATCCTACAACTTCAGACTTAACTTTTGAAGATTTAATTGAATATAATTATTGTATGTATCAAAATGCTTCTTATGGTGATAAATGGTTTTATGCTTATATTGAAGATATAAAATACATTAATGACGGTATGACAGAAATTAAATTAAAAACAGACGTTTTTATAACATGGCAAAATGATATAACTTATAAACAAAGTTTTATTGAAAGACAACATGTAAATAACGATACAATAGGTCTTCATACAATACCTGAAGGATTAGAAACAGGTGAATATATAGAAAAACCTTTAACAAATTTAGAATCAATAGATTGGAGTGGTATAATAGGATCTACTAAAGTAGTTTTAGGACTTTCAAAAGAACCTTTTGGATTTGCTAGACCAACACCTGCTGACGTTTATGGTGGTGTTTACTCAGCTCTTACTTATGTCGCTTTTCCGACATTACAAGATTGTACTAACTATATTTTTAGAATACAATCTATGATTACAGAAGACGTTATTGTTACAGCGTTTATGGTTCCTAATAAATTACTTAATAATGTGGAGTATTTTACGCCTCAAGGAGAAGATTTTGAGATAGGATTAATTCCCGGCTATTATGGAACAATCAATTTAACAACATTGTATTTAAATAAACCTACAACTTTAAATGGATATACACCAAAAAATAACAAAGTTTTTTGCTATCCTAATACTTATATACTACTTTCTAATAATACAGGTGAAAATAATATATATAAATATGAATTATTTGATTCAAATACTTGTGGTTTTCAAATTGACGGTGTTATTAGTGTAGGTTGTAGTATAAAAGCGTTTCCCCTAAATTATAATTATACTGAAACACTTGGACGAACTGATAGAAATTTTATAAATAGCACAAATGTTGCTAAACTTCCTACATGTTCTTGGAAAAATGACGCTTATATAAATTGGTTGACAGCAAACGCTGTTGAAGTAAATGTAGGCGTTGCTAGTGGAATTGCAGGAATTATAGGAGGAGCTGCTCTAGCAGCTACAGGAGTAGGAGGACTTGCAGGTGTAGGATTATTAACAGGAGGAATAACTTCTATATTTAATTCAGTAAAAAGTACTTATAAAGCTTCACTTGTTCCTGAAACAGCTAAAGGAGGAACTAATCAAGGTGATATAGTTTTTGCTGACGCTAATGTTTTAAGACCGACACAATATACTATTCGTTATGAATATGCTAAAATGCAAGACGATTTTTTTACAATGTATGGTTATAAAGTAAATTCACTAGAAGTTATTAATCCACATAAAAGACTATATTTTGATTATATTAAAACTATAGGTTGTAATATTATAGGAAATATTCCTCAAAAAGATTTAGAGGAAATAAGAGATATGTTTGATAAAGGATTAACTATTTGGCACAATCCTTCATACTTTTTAGATTATAGTGTAAATAATAGTATTATATAGGAGGTAATATGGGAAAGAAAAATATAAAAAATAATAGAAAATTTTTTAATAGTTTATACATGAATAATACAACGTATTTAGACTATTTAAATAGATTTAGAAGAATAGCACTTGCTCGTTTTGAGTGGGTAAACTTGCCTTCTTCTATGAACGCTAGGTGGCTAGAAATGTGTTTATTCGATTACGGAAAAGCTGCTTTATTAAAAGATGAAAAACTAGGATTTATTAACACAAAATGTTCTAATAATAATAAAATTAATATTTATGGTCTTCCTAGTGATTTACATTGTTATAGTTTTGAATATCAAACATGGCGAAAACTTTATACAGGAATAAACGAAATAAACGGAAATGATGAAAATAAAGAAGCAATACTTGTTATGAATGATTATGACATGCTACCAACACTTAGTTTAATGGACTTATTCGCATATAGGTTATATGAGTGTGATAGAACTTGCGATACGAACGTAAAAGCACAAAAACACCCAGTAATTGTTGTTTGTGATGAAGATCAACGTCTAACAATGGAAAATTTATATAATGAATATGACGGAAATGAACCTTTTATTTTCGGTGATAAAAAACAACTTGACGAACACTCTTTAAGAAGTATAAATACAAATGCACCTGTTGTATTAAAGCAAATAGATGAACATAAAAAAGAAATATGGAACGAGGCTTTAACATATTTAGGAATTAATAATATTAATGTTGAAAAGCGTGAACGTGCTGTTGTCGATGAAATAAATTCAAATAATGAACTTGTTAATTTAAATTTAGATGTTTATTTAAAACCTAGACAAAAAGCGTGTCGTGAATTTAACGAACTATTTGGACTTACAGGAACAGATAAAGAAATAAGTGTTCGTGTTAATTCTGACCTAGCAAACGTAATTAAAAAAGAACTTTCAAGCGTTAATGATTATACGAAAGAAGGTGAAGTTAATGAGTAAATATACAATGCAATTAAGAGAAATTTATTCACCTACACTTCAATTTGAAACACCTTTTTATACTAAAGATGAAGTTATTTCTTGGTTTGAATCATACAATTTAAACGATTATTTAACACAAGATGAAATTAACGTTATTAATGAACGAGGAACTTGGAATAAACATAAACTAGCAACTAAAATTGTAAATCATTATTTTATGCGTGAAATTGGTTTTGAAACTATTGGTCTATTTAGAGAAAAATCAAAAATATTTATGGAAGAAATAATGGAAGAATATTTGCCTTTAATTTATTCTGCTTCAATAGAATATGATCCTCTTGTAAATGTTGATTATACAGAATCTTATAATAGAGAAGCAACAAACGAAGGAAGTTCATCAAATTCTAATCAAGAAAGTAATACAACTTCTAATCAAGCAAGTACAACAAACACATCACAAGGAGTATCAAATTCATCTTCTTCAAATAGTTCTTCAGGACTAACAATAAATAATGATACACCACAAGGACAAATTTCAAAAACTAATATTTTAAATGGAACTTATGCTAGTTCTACTTCAGCAAACGAAAATTCAATTTCAATACAAGATGAAACTACAAGTGCTTCAAATGGAAGTTCTTCAAATACTTCTAGTGGAACTTCTTCAAATACTTCTAGTGGAAGTTCTTCAAATGAAAATACTTTAAATGAAGAATATACTAAAAGAGTAAAAGGAAATTCAGGTGTTTCAGCTACAGCTCAAAAAATGATAGAACAATATAGAAATAATATCCGTGCTATTGATAGAGAAATAATTGAAAAATGCAATGTTCTTTTTATGGGATTATTTTAAAAAATATGATATAATAAAATAAGAAAGGAAGGGATATTTATGAATAATCCAACAATTATAACTAAAGAAGCTCCTTTTAAACATTTTTGCATGAGTATAGGGGCTTTGCCTACAAGCTACAAAGATTCACTTGATTATTATGAAACTTTACTATGGTTAATAAAATACTTAGAAGAAACAATTATTCCAACAGTAAATAATAATGGTTTAGCTGTTGCAGAATTACAAGGATTATATGTTGAATTAAAGAATTATGTTGATAATTATTTTACTAACTTAGATGTGCAAGAAGAAATAAATAATAAATTAGATAATATGATTTTAAGTGGACAATTTAATGAAATTATAGGAAATTATATAGATCCTAAATTTAATGAATATAGTTCTGAATTATCTAATAGTGTTAATAATAAATTAGAATTACAAGATAATGCTATATCTTCTTTACAGTCAATGATTAATGGAATTACATCTTCTTCTCCTATTCCTGTATCTTCTACTTCAAGTATGATAGATACTAGCAAAATATATGTATTAACTACTAATGGATATTGGTATTATTATAATGGCGAAGAATGGACACAAGGTGGACTATATCAATCTTCACAATCAACTGATGAAACTTTAGGAGCTCTACTTCAATTAAAAGAATTAAATTGTAAAAAATTATTTGATTGGATAGTTGGAGATATAAATCCAAGTGGTATAATATATTCTGATTATAGAATTTGTACTAATTCAATTAATCAATTAAAATTCGATTTATATTTATCTGATAGCGAAAAAATAAAATACGGAATATGGAGTTATAGTGATGCAACTGGTAATGATGCTACTTGGTTAGGTTGGAGGGCAGGTAATGATAATAAAGCTACTGTTATTAAAGCTGGTACATATTTTAGATTATTAATAGACTATAATTCTAATAGTGATCCGGATAGAATTGTTATAACTAATGCTTATACTTCAACATTATTTGCTAATTTATCTATGTATAATTATTTTGATTATAGAAATTATTTTATTAGAAATAATGATATAATAAAAACAAATGCAATTAATAGTCCTATATATGATACCTTAATTGCTTGTGGTGATATTTCTAATGGTATTCCGAATTTAGATATAACTCTTAATAGAAGATTAATTACAATGAATATATTACATTATGATTATGATTTAATTGTTCCATACAAAGATACTACTGGAAATGCTTATTATTTAGTAACATATAGTAATGATCAAGGAGCAAACTATAATAATATAGGTTGGATAAATAATAATTATGCTTATATTATTCCAAAAGGTACATATTTTAGATTATTAATGAGTGTTAATGATACAAATTCAGTTACTAAATTACATGATATTTTTAATACTTCAATTTATAAAAACATTGAAATTAAAAAATATGAACCTAAAATAAATAATAATTGTTTATCAGTTTCACACCAAGGTTATAGCTTAAATACTAAAAATTCTGTTTACGGAAATAGTAGAGTTTCAAGTTATAAAGGTGCAAAAATTGCAGGATTTGATATTGGAGAATGCGACCTTCAATGGACTAGTGATGGAATTGCTGTTTGTTGCCACGATGCAAGTTTTGTAAGTGGAGAAGAAACAATAGTTATTTCTGAACATACATATGCTGAATTAATAACATATAATTATTATGGAGAAACAATAGCTTCTTTTGATGAAGTTGTTGAAATATGCAAAACATTAGGTTTAGGATTATATGTAGACCATATTGCGAGTACATTAACTGATACACAATATACACAATTATTTAATACAATTAAAAAATATGGAATGTTAAATAAAACTAAGTTCTTAGTAAATAATATAACTAGAGCAGAAACAATATTAAGTTATTATTCTAAAGCAAAAATAGCAATTGTTACTGAAGATAATGATTTATCCAGCTTAGTTAATGATGTTAATAATCTACAAAATGAAAATAATGAAATATCTATAGATTTTAAATGGGGAAATATTACTGAGGAAAATTTAATTAGTTATAATCTTTCATTAAATCCTAGATCATATTTAGAATGCTGGACAGTAGATAATGTTAATAATTATAAAACTGCTATGAAATATTGTAGAGCAATTACTTCTAATAGAATATGTTCATCTAATATTGAATAAAAAATTTTAAACTTGGCAATGTTTATTATGAAAACACAAAAATAAAAAATATAGTATTAAATCTAATGAAAAGT